CCAGTTCTTCTAGCCTTTACATCTACACTAATTGTTTGTCCTTTGTAAGTTAGATATAAATCTATATGTTTATTTATATTTTCTTCGTCACTAGCTATCTCAACTGCATAACCATGTGACTTAGCTGTCTGTATAAATTCATTCTCTACTTTTATACCTCGCTTAATATAATCAGCATGATCTTTTCTTCCTTTAAATTCTTTAACTATCATTAAAATCTCCTTCTAAATATCTCATAGCTTTTTTAAGACCTTCTTTATTATCTCCCATTGCTCCTAATCCTGTGTTACAATTATTACACAACCATCCTCGAAATTCTCCTGTGTCGTGGTCATGGTCTATGACCCATGCAGGATATTTAAAATCTCTTTCATGAACAGTATACTCTTCATCAATCATTATTAAATTATTTTTAATTTGTTTCTCGTTTCTTTCACAAATAGGACAACAATAATCTTTAGGTGGTTTACCATAAGTGTATTCTCTTTTTTTTCTATCTTGTCTTTCTATTGAATCACACTTCTTACAAACTTTATCTAAATAAGAAAATCTTTTATTAGTTTTTAAATTTATTTTTTTAAATTTACCTTTAGTATTAAAAGATTTTAAAGGTAAAGATTCTTTACAAGTTAAACAAACTTGTGAATGTTCTTTCTCTCCAATAAGAACTTCTTCTTCCATATTAAATAAAGTAAATTGTTCTAATGTGTCTCTGCCCATGTCTTACCTACCTTCCATTCACTATCAAGAGGACACTTCATTTGTAGCTGTCTCTCTGTATCTTTCATAGCATCTTTAGTTATCTGTCCAAACTTTTTCACATCTGTGTTTAGAACTTCAAACTGATACTCATCATGGATACTAGCTACAAGTTTAGCATCAACACCTGTTCTGTTAATACGTTTAATAATATTAATAAGCCATAGCTTACATACTATTGCACCTGCTCCTTGTAATAAAGTATTCAATGCACTATGTGGGCTACGTATATAGAGTAACCTACCATCAATACCTTTAATCTTTCCTCTAGCTGATGCCTTTACTACAGCATCACGTACTCTTTTTAATGCTGGCATACTAGATAAGAACTTATTAATTAGTTGTTGTCCTTCTTTAGCACCTGCTCCTACTATCTGACCTATCTTAGATGCACCTGCTCCATACATGAAGGCATATATAAATGTCTTTGCCTGATCTCTGTCAGTTAATCCTGCCATCTTCATGTTGTGTGTATGTATATCACCTGTCAATAGTATGTCTGTAAACGTAGCATCATTCATAAGGTGAGCCAAACATCTTAACTCTAGTCCACTTGCATCAGTTCCTACTATGGAATGAGTGTAAGGATTATCTACTGTCCAACAATCTCTACACTCTTTTCCATATGGAGAACGAACTGCAGGTATCTGTGCCATGTTAGGAGAGTTGTGAGACATACGACCTGTGATAGTTTTAAGAGTCATTACTCTACCATGTACTCTACCATCCTTGTCATCACATGCTTCTATCCATGACTTAATCTGTGCTATACGTTTCTGTAGAAGAAAGAACCTTGAGAACTTTCTTGCTTCAGGTAAATTTATTGTATCTAATACAGCTTCATTAATAATTATGTTACCTTTTTCTGTATGTTGTTTTGGTTTCCAACCTAAATTCATTAGCCTATCTGCTATCTGTTGTCTTGAACCTATATTAAATGGTATGTATTTTGTTTTTGTTTTTAATTCTACAACTGTAGGTTCAAAGTTAGTTACTGACCATTTCTCTAATTGATTTGCTTCATCTTTTAATTTATTAAATAGACCCATAGCTTTCTGCATATCAATAGCAAAGCCATTACGTTCTTGTTGGTCTATGATAACTCTTACTTGATGTTCAAGTTCAATAGAAGATTTAGAAAAACCTTTACCTTCTTGCTGAAGAACTTCAAATACTTTGTGTGTTATATTCACATCTTGTTTACAATACTCTAGCATGTGAGGAGTATAAACTTCAAACGTATCTACATCTCCTTTAGGCATAGTTAATCTCTTACCCCATGCTCCCAAGCCATGACCATCACGTATAGGATTAAACAACTGTGATAATACAAGTGTATCTAATATCTGGCTAGGTTTAATCTTAGTACCTAGCAATCTATTACACACAGGTGCATCAAAAGATAAACCATTATGCATAATAAATTGCTTGACACTTTGTGACCAAGACTTAAACTCATGTACCTTATCAGGAGGGAAAGGGTAAACCCTCCCTGAGTCTATGTCTTTAGCCACAATACAATGAACCTTTGTTGCATCCAAGCTATCTGTTTCTATATCAACTATTGCTCTCATCTATTTTCCAATCTTCCCAATACTCATTATATAATATCAAGGGAGTTCTATCACCTACCCAGACATTAACTATATTAAACTGAGCATATTCATCTGCTTCTTCCCAAGACATACCATCTCGTTCTCTTAGTATCTTACATATTACACTATATGAATAGACATGTAAAGGTTTTTTTCCATGTTGTTGTCCTATCCCTATGATTGCTTCATCAAATCCATCTACTGTAATGCCTTGAGCATCTAGTCCACACCAGTTACACTCTTCACCATTACCCACCTCTATCTCTTCTTGTTCTTCACGACAATAATGTGTCCACATTAGAATTGTATCTCCTCTGTATTGTTATCCTCTACTTCGTAAGGGTTATCAATCTCTTTCATACGACCAGTCTCTTTATCGTAGTAAAGATGTGTAGCTATACCAGTCTCACCAGTATATCTATTCTTTAGAATACGTATGGTAGTAGTGTTAGAAGCTACGTCATCCTCTGCTTGTTGATTACGTTCTAATCCTATCACACTATCAGATAGATGTGCTATAGATGCAGAGCCACGTAGATGTGAGAGAGTAATCTCTTTACCATTCTCATGTCCTGCATCACCTGCAGGTCTACGTAGATGGGATACTAATAGTAATCCTACACCTGTCTGCTCTACTAATGAACGTAACTTAGTCATCAATACATCAATAGACTTTCTCTCATCTCCTTCTTCCTGACCTGATACTAGAATAGATAGATGGTCTAGGAAGATCCATTTACAATCCAATGCTTGTGCCATGAACCTAACTCTTGAAAGTATTTCATCATTAGATGTAGAACCAAAGTGATCAAAGGCAAAGAACCTACCAGTACCCATAGTATTATCAAACCATTTATCTAATTCTTCTTGGCTATACTTCTTACGTATCTCATTGATATACAATCTTGCACTCGCTTCAACAGACATGATATTAAATGCTGTGTTCTTTGTGCTTTCTTCTAGTGCTAGTATACCTACATTATCTTTTGTATTCTTTAACATATGATGCATCAACTCACGCATGATAGAACTCTTACCCATACCTGCACCTGATGTCAATGTAATCAGCTCACCAGTACGCATACCATAGGTCTTATCATTAAGTTTTTGCCAAGGAAATAACACAGTCTCACAATACTCTTCTTCAAATAGAGTAGACTTTAAATCTTTTAAGTTCACTATACCTGCAGGAGTATAAGGCTGTGCATTCCACCATGCTCTTGAGAACTGCTCACGTTTATTCATCTTGAGATATTCGTTAGCATCTTTGTGTTCCATGTGCATGACCTTGCATTTGTTAGGAGCAAAGAGTTGAGCAACCTTTTCACTTGCTTCTCTCCCTTGCTTATCCATATCAAATGATATAACTATCTGGTCAAAGCTATCAAGATATTGAAAAGCTTTCTTACAATCCTTTAACGCAGACGCAGCACCAGTCTTGATAGATACACATGCCCACTTACTACCTAGTAATTCAAAGGCAGACATAGCATCTACCTCACCTTCAGTAATAGTAATATACTTTCCTTTAGGAGCAAAGATATTCTGACCAAACAATCCTGCATCAGTCATGTTCCCTTCAGTCCACATGTTCTTAGTGGGTACGTCACGTATCTTATTAGCTATGTTGTTACCACCTTCATCAAAGTATTTATAGATGTGGTGTGTGTTCATGTTACCATTAACTTTAACATCTGTGTTATATTTCTGTGCAGTTTCTTTAGATATACTACGTTCACTCAACGCACCTAGTGTACCTACTGTTTTCATTACACTCTCTGTTCTTATTGGTATTACTTTTTCTGCTTCCATTGTGTCTCCAAACCTAGTGTTGCAAGAAAAACAAAAGCTATAGCCTTCAGAATGATTTACATTCCCATCACTAGAGCCACACTCAGGACATGCTCCTCTATTTAACCATTGTTTATCCATATTATTAATCCAAATCATTTAAAGTATTATCATATAATTCTTCAACAAAGTCAAGCTCATCTTTCATAATCTCTTTAGCTTCTGTTCTAGCTAAAGTTCTAGCTTCAACTTTATCATATCCTTCGTCAAGATAAGCACAATAGATTTCTTCAAGAACTCTTTCGTACTCTTTATCCCATAAGTTCTTAGGCATATGCTAGTCCTTTCTTTGCCATGCTCTTGGGTCATCAGACCATACGTGGTCAGTCCAAAACATAGGTGAACCTATCTCACCATTAAAATCTTTTTCACTAGACTTTTTAGGTACGATACCAAACGCATCTTTCATATCATCTATTAAATCTGTAAGCTGTTCTATAGTCCATACTCTCATATACTTAATCCCACTTTCTCTATAGTCATCATTAAATTCTCTACCTGCATTAAACAAATCAAGTATTAATTTCTTTTGTGCTTGGTCTATTATGACAGCACCATGCTGTTGTTCTTTTAAATTCTTAGCCATTATTATTTTCCTTTGTTGTTGTTGTTGTAATTTTATTTCTTTATGTAACCAATCAGTAAAGCCAGTCTTACTCATCTTTATCTTCCTTTATATGCATAGCATCTGGATTCTCTACTGGCATAGCCCA